TTGCCCCTGGGGGCCTTGCCCTGGTGCCAGTTGAAGGCCGGGTCAACACCGGCGGGGACACGCTCGGTGGTGCCTTTGCGCTTATTAACATAAGTCGTGAAACGCTCCGGGGGAGGCCTTGTCTTAACCGGCGCGTTGCTCCTGATGTACCCCCCCTTGCCGTCACGCCGGGCGGGGGCGGGGACGCCGCGCTCTTCGTAACGCTGTTTGCGCGCCTCGGTCACGGCCACGGTCCGGCATTTGCAGCCCCAGCCGTTGGGCGGGAAGTGGCTGTCCCACCAGGGGTCGTTTTTAGGAAGGATCAGATTGTCCCAGGAAGCGTGATCCTCCCGGTGCTTCACGCTGGGGCCGATTTGGTACATCAAATACGGGTGGGCGTCACTGGCCTGGGTCCGGTCCCACTGGCCTTTTTGATACGCGCTCCTCATGTTCACGTGGTAAATCGTTTTTAACCGCCGGGGCGTGCCCAGTTCGGCGCGGACTACCTTCCCGGTTAACGGGTCCAGCATGTCCCGGCTGCCCGTCCAGCCCTTCTGTTCCAGGAGGGGCATAAGGCCCTTTTTGAACTCATCGAAACTCTGTCCTTCCTCCAGGGCTTTGTTTACGGCGTGGTGAATATCGGCGAGGACATTCAACTGGGTTGCCTTTGCCACGGTAAAACCGACCGCGTGTTCCTCGTGCCATACGTCCTTGTAAGAAAAAGCGGGGCGCAATTTTTTTTCTTTCATGTAAGCGGCTATCCGCGCTTTGACCCTGTCCCAGGAATCCATTATCCGCCCCCCATCTTGCGCCGGAGGAAGTCCCCGATAATGCCTTCGATGTCAGAAATGTCCTCCGGCGACTCCAGGCCGGCAAAGGGGCGGGGGGCCATTTTCTTTGTCCCCTCCTGGTGGTACTTGCCGTACTTCAAAAGCGTTCCTACTAACACCGCGCTGTCACTTTCCACGGCGGAGGCAATAGACCCTTGCAGATGCCCCTCCCGCACCAGGGGCGGGTTGCCCTTTCTGTTTCTTGCGTACCACTTCTGCGTGCTCTCCAGGATGTCCGCCCAGTCATTCCCCGCGGGGTCATATTTTTGTTTGAAACGCTCATCGGTCTGGGTTTCCATTTCAACGCCGATTTCCGTGAGGAGCCGCCGCCTGTCCGTGGAAGAGAGGTCCATGGCCTTGATTTTATCCGCGAGGCGGGAGACGTCTTTTATATCGATAGAAACAATGCCGTCCGGCATTTCACTCCTCCCCGGCAAAGGCGGCGCTGCCCTGGGCGCGGGCCTTGAAAGCGGCCAGTGCCGCGAACTCGGCTATTTTGTCCGGGTCCCAGGTTTTCACGAGTTCGCGCAGTTCCTTCTGAAAGGAATCGAAGTCAGCGGCCGCGTTACTTGCGCGTTCTATGGCGGAGGCGATGTCATCGGAGACGGCCCGGTAACCGTCCCCCGCGGCGTCATCGAAGAGGGCGTCAAGGTCATCGTCCCCATCGGGGCCGGCCCCGGCCCCCGCGCCCGCGGCAGTGCCCGCGGCATTGAGTTCAGGGCCGCCGCCCCCATCGGGCGGGAACTCCGGCGGGAACTCCGGGGGGGCCTGGCGGCCGCCGATCACCTCGTCTCCCTCCTCCGGGTTGGAGAGGCCCAGGAGGCCCCGGACCTCGTTGGCCTTCACCGTGAGACCCTGGGGGCCGAGCTTCTCCACGGCGGCGATGATCTGGTCGATGTTTTTCTCGTCGGGCTTGTAGATGTCGATGCGGGGGTAGCGCTCCTGGTCTCCGAAGTTGAACTTGATGTAAGGCACGGTCAGCTGGGTGTGGAGGGTGTCGATGACCTGCTGAATGTCGCTAGAGGCGATGTCCTCCCGGACTTTGTCGTGGGTCTCACTCTGCGCCCGGCTTGAGCCTTCGTCCGCGGTCATGGTCTGGCCCAGGACCAGCTTTGAAATTTGCTTATCGCAGAACTCGGCCATTTTTTCGTAGATGAGGGCCGTGTTTCCCGTGGTCTTGGCCTCGACTATGTCCAGGACGGCGGCCTCGGGGATCACCGCCCCGAAGTCCTGGCCGATGGCGGCCACGGCCCTTTTCAGGGTGGTGATGTCCGCCTCGGTAGCCTTCTTTCCGTACTTGCCTACCCGGATGGGGTAGCCGAAGCGGTCTATGAAGGCGGCCCAGGAGGTGACATCGTACTGCTTGAGCATCCAGAAGTAGAGGGCCGGGAGGGCCAGGCCGCTGGTGATTTGGCAGCCTGAGACGAGGCGGGGCTGGTGGATGATGAACTTGAAGGGCCGGAGGGGCTCCAGCCCCGGCCCCAGGGCGTCCCGGAGCATGAGCGTCTCCCCCGTTGCCTTGTCGTACTGAAACCACCGGGGATCGCGGAATTTGTAGGACAAGGGCCGCCACTGGGGGGACTTGGTGTCCCAGATGATCTCGTTCACGGAGAAGCCCTTCGCCAGGGCGTCGAGCATGTCCCGAACTAAGACCCGGAGGGGGGCTTCCCCGTTTTTTACCAGGTCCCGCTCTACCGCCTTTGCCAGGTCTTCGTCCCTCTTGTCCTCCCCTCCGGGGATCACCTTGATTTCCAGGCCGGTTACCGCATCCTTGCGGGTGGAGAGGACGCTCCGGTAGTGGGGGTCCCGGAGCTCGATGTCCGCGGCCAGTTCCAGGTACTCCTCCGGGCACTCCCCCTCTTTGACCAGGGAGAGAATCTCCGCCAGGCGCTCCGGGGTGAGGGTGTGGAGGAGGGAAAAGTCCCCCCAGGGGCGGCGGTTGGTGTAGGGGACGGCGTAAGCCTGCTCGTCAGCGGCCCAGCCCCGGCCGCGCTCTTTCACGGCCCAGCGGTTTTTGTTTAATCGTCCCATCGGTTACTCCTTATGTTTCTGTAGCGGTTCGGCGTTCTGACCGCTTCATAGGTCATGGGCTGGTAGCCCTTGCCCTCGTCCAGGAGGGCGGCGTGGAGGGCCATCACCTTGGCGATGGCCGCGTCCCCGTGGCGGCGGCTCCGGGCCTCCCCGGTGCGCTCCATCACGCAGGGCACCCCCTGCTTGAGGCCCACGGCCCTAAAGTCCTCACGGATGGCCGGGTCATCGGGGATGTTCGTGGAGGCGTCCTCCAGGCGCTCTTTGAGCTTGGGGAAGTTCTCCCCGTACCACTTCACGGAGAGCATCACCTGCTCCACATAGCCGGGCCATTCCTGGGCGGCAAGCTCGGCTATCATCTGCCCGTTGCCCCGGGCGTCAAAGGCCGCCCCGGAGAAGTTGGGGAGGGTATTCATGAGGGAGAAGATTACCTGGCGCTGCTGGTCGAAGGGCATGTTGCGCAGTTCCAGGGCCAGGAAGGTGAGGAGGCGGCCGTCCGGGAGGGCCTCGTCGAGGAAAACGCAGGTAAGGTCTCCGCTCCGGGCGAAGTCCTCTCCCAGGTAGACAGGGCCGGTGTGGAGTAAAAGAGTGTCCCGGACTTCGGAGCGGAGCCAGCGGTTTACGGCCTCCTCCCGCCTGGCCTGGCTCTCAAAGGTGAAGCTGTCGGGGCATTCGTAGCGGGCTACCCTGGCCTCCGGGTCGCTGGCCCTGTCCAGGAGGGCGGCGGGGAAGTAGCGGGAGCCGGAGCGGGAGGGGACGCAGAAGAGCTCCTCCTCGGCGGCGTCCCCGTAGGCCTCCAGGGTTTCCTTTCTCCAGACGGCCTCCGCCTCCGGGGTCCAGGGCTTCCGGGCCGTCAGGCAGATGCGCTGGTAAAGACCCTGCGCGAGGGCGTCGTCGAAGGTGGTGCGGTGAAGGGAGTAATCGAACTTCGCCGCTCTTGACATCCTTAATCAGTTCGTTGAAGGGGTTGTCGTCCCCGTTGTGGGTGGAAAGGATACTGACGCAGCCCCCCCACATAAGCAGGGCCATGGCCGCCTTGCGCAGGGCGTCCAGGTCGTCCACGAAGGCCGCCTCGTCGATAATCACCCGGCCCTGCTTGGAGCGGAGGGACCGGGCCACCGAGGGGAGACACCATATCTCAAAGCCGGAGGCGAAACGCACCCGGTAGACGGTGATGTCCTTGTCCTCGTCTTTTATCACCGCCTCTTCCATGGCGGCGGCGGCCTGGTTCAGGGCTTTGGCCCAAAAGGCGCAGTCCCGGGCAAACTGCTGGGTCATTTCCTTGGAATAAGACAGGTAGTAAGAGGACTGCCCCCCGGCCTCTTTGGACTTGGCGGCCTCAAGGACGGAGGCCAGGGCCTCTACGTAGGAGGCCCCGATGCGCCGGGACTTCTCCCATACCTTCACCGGGGCCTCGTCCCGGAGCCAGGCTTTTTGGTAGGGCAGGAGCAGGTCAAGGGTCTCCATCACAGCCCCACGATTTTGGCTTTGATTTCTTCCGCGGCTTCCTGGGAGAGGCCCGCGGCCCGGGCGGCGGCGGAGGCCGTCTCCGCGGCGTCCCGGAGGGCTTCTTCCCTGGCTTTTGCCGCCCGCTCCATGTTGGTCTTCTCCGCCGTCTCCAGACTCTGCACCGCCCGGGAGATTTTCTGTAAGACCTCCGCCACCGCCCTGGTGTCCAGCTCCTCCTCATCCTTCAGGCGGTCCAGTTCCATAATCAGGTCCATGGTAACCAGGCGTATCTGCTCGTTGATCACCTTCCCGATAGGAACGGAGGTATCTCCGCCCATGCGGGCCAGGTAGGCCTCGGCCACTTCCCGGGCCTGCCTGGCCTTCTCCGCAAACCTGGCCATCCGCTTGGCGTAGCGGTTCACCCCGCTGGTAGACAGCACCTCCTTCCCCGCGTCCGCGTTGATGGCCCCGGCTATCTGCGCCTGGGTGCAGGCGGGGTCCTGGAGCATGGCAAAGAGCTTTTTGCGCAGGCGGGGAGGGAGCTTGTCCACATTGCTCTTCTGGCCCATAGCCTAGCCCTCCGGGGGCGGGTCGATGCCCTCGGCCCGCACGTTCCCCAGGGCCGCGTCCACTCCGGCCCGGGTGAGGCGGACGATGATGAAGGGACTCTCCTCCAGCCGGGCCGCCGTGACGTAGCCCCGCGCCTCAAGCCAGTTGACCTGGGCGTTCACGTCCCCTATCCCGGCCTTCACTCCCATCGCCCCCAAAGCCCGCTGGAGCATCTCGTTGGAGAGTTCCCTCCCCGGCTCCCGCTCCAGCACCTGGAGCATGATGATCCGCCACAGGGGTAAAAAAATGTTGTTCATTGCTTCCCTCCCGAACCGAACACAAAGTAATCCTGGAGCTTGCCCATAATCAGGGTGAGGTTTTTCAACTCCGTTTCTATGGCCGATACCCGGCTCAAAAGCTGCTCCGATACCGTCTTTTCCAGACGCTCGATGCGCTGCTCCAGCTTGGCCTGCTCTTCCTTCCGGCTGGCCCGCTCCCGGTCTATGGCGTCCCGCCGGGAGGCCCGCTCCTCATCGATCTCCTTCTGCCGGTGCGCCTGCTCCGATGTCACCCGCCCCTGGATCGTGTCCCAGGCGGTCTTGTTCAGGGCGCGCTCCGCGGCTATCTCTTCCTGCTTCTTCTTCATCCAGGCGTTCAGCAGGTTCAGACTCAGCCCCGACACCGCCACGAACGTGCCCAGCGCCGTAAATATGAACTTCGCTATTTCCATAAGGCCCCTCCTATAAAAAAACACGCAACGGTCACTATCACCCCCAAAAGGGCGCCTCCGCCGCCGTAAAAAACTTTGTTCTGTATACTGAAACGCCGGGACTCCGCCGCCTGCCTCCGCGCCTCCTCCCGAAGTCCCTCCGCCTGGGCCTGGTACCGCGCCGCCTCAGGCGCGTATGCCAGGGCCCCCTCCTTGTACCCCTCCGCAAAGGCTTCTTTCACCGCCGCGTCAATCTCCTCTTCCGCCGCCTGAAGCAGCCCCAGAACCAAACTCCCCGGATAAAACCGCTCCGGCTCTATCCCGTAACCGCTGCCGGGCGGCGGCGCCGAGCCGGACGGCTCTTGACTCCAGACGCTCACCGTCAGAAGCACCGGCAACAAGCTCACCGGCAGGCGTTTCATAAAGCTCTTCATAAACCCTCTCCTCCGACCGGGCGGCCTCCCGGTCTATCTCTTCCATAGCCCGCTCAAGGGCTTTTACCGGGTCCCCCTCTCCCCCGTCATCACGGACCCTGTGCCAGATAAAAAGCCCCGCCAGGGCCGCCAGAAGGCCGGAGAGAAACACCGCGGCCGCCTTCAACAGGGCACACACCTTAGCGCTCATCCCCATCGTTCCGCTCCCTGCCCCCGCCGCGGGCCGACCGGGCCACCAGGCTCGCGTCGACACCGATAAACGCCCCCTTCATAAAAGCCCCCACCGCGATAGCCTCGCTTATGGGCAGGTTCACCAGCCCCAGGCTCTTCAAAATGAAACTTGCCAGCACCACCGCCACGGCGCAGGCCGCGGCAAGGTTGGACACGGTCTTCATCTTCATTTCCCTGCGCCCTCCCCTCCCATGGCCAGGGACACCTGACGCAGGAAATTCTCAAAGGCCGCGGGATTGTCCACAAACCACCGGGGACAGACCTTATAGGTGATGTCGTAGTGCCGCAGAATGTCCGCCCGGGGGTTCAGGCCGTACCTGGCGCAGATGTCCGCGCAGAGCTGGACCGCCGCGGCAAGGGTCTCCTGGGTGAACTCCCCCGTCTCCGTGGGATGGCACAGCTCCACCCCAAGGGTGCATTCGTTGGGGGCTGCCCCCAGGCGGCTCCGGGCCTGGGGGGTGTATTCTTTGGCCCCCGCGTGGTAGGCCGTCTCCGTCTCTGGAATGCACTGGATAATCTCCCCCCGCAGACCGCAGATGTAGTGGGCGCTGGCAAACCGGGACCCGCTCTCCCCGGGGCGCTGCGCCTTCAGGGACTCAAAATAATCCCGGTTCTGCCTGGCCCCCGTGCCGGGATTCCCGGTCCAGTGGACCGCCAGGGCCTTCACCCTGGAGGCCAGGGGCGTCCCTGGGCGGGAATAGGGGTTCCGGGTAAGGTAATCAACGTCTATCTTCATACTCCCTGCATGATAGCCCGGAGACGGGAAAAGTTTCCTATAAACCAGGTTATAGCAAAAGGAAAAAATGCCCCGCTATAGTTGGAGACGCTATACATTCTCCTAGCACGCCGGACGTCCAGGCGGGGGGACTATTCCCCGCTGTTTTTTTTATAGGGGAGGAACGGAAAATGGAATGCGGTGAAAAAGACGCCCCCGAAGAGGGACTCTATGAAGGTTACCTCCGCTGCC